AGCCTGCTTTAGCAGGTGACAATAAAGCTTTCGACTTTAGTCGAGAGTTGTTTACCAAAACACCACCTCTTCGGGTGGCGGCTTCTGGTCGACTGTCATGGGTGCCGCCGCAGGCTCGATGGCTGGCAATGCCATCTACGACGTGATGACGAAGGACGACGAACCGAAGCAGCCGGCACAGGCTCCTCAGCCGCAGGTCATTTACGTCCCTGTCGGCTCTGACGGAAAGCCCGTTCAGCAGGCTCAATAAAACGAAAGCCGCAAGTGCTACCAACACTCGCGGCTTTTTTGTGCAACTTCAACGTAAAGAGCAAGTTGCGTATGAGTATTTTACCGCAATTCGATCTTGGAGCTTTTATGAGCAATCCAGATTTGCCGCTCTACGGTCAGGTCTTTGCCTACGGGATCGGCCTTGCCGGGCTCGGGTTTGGTTTCAGGCAGCTGATTGCCGCATTGGCGGAGTTAATCAGGTTGCTACGGCGCAAAGACGATAAATAAACGAAAGCCGCAAGGGAGGCAACCCATGCGGCTTTCTTCATGTCCACCAACCGGAACTTGGTGAATTGATGAAAGATATTTTAACAGGTATCGGCGCGTATTTCGCGATGACCAAGGTTTTCAAAATGCTTACCGATCCCTTGAATCAAGTGCCGGGCGACTGGCTCGTCATTCGCTGCCTAATCGTCGCTTCTGCGGTGATGGGCTTCGGCATGTTTACAGCTTACGCTGTGAATTTCATGGTCAGTTACTGGCCGTTCTAACTCTCGAAAGGAGGTGCTATGGCATCAAAACCGAACGCCTCCAAGGGCGGAAGACCATCAACCTATACGCCGGAGCTTGCGGAGAGAATCTGTGATTTGATTCGTGAAGGCAAGTCAGAGCGTCAGATTTGCAAGATGCCTGGCATGCCGGATGCGGTAACTCTTCGCAGATGGAAAGACAACAATCCTGAGTTTTGCACTCAGTCCGCGCGCGCGCGCGAGGAAAGCGCCGAGAAGTTCAATGATGAATTGCTTGAGCTTCAGGCAAGTCTGAACAATGAACTGCAGATGCGATTGCTGAGCGGCGACGACTTTCCGAAGGGAACTGTGGAAGCCTTCAAAGTGCTGATGCAGGAGAAGGCTCGACAGATTTCGTGGCGCGATGATTCGCGCTTCGGCGATCGCAAGACCGTGAAGATCCAGAACGACACGCCTGATCTTTCCACGATCGACATGGAAAAGCTCAAGGCCGCAAGAGAGTTGCTGTATGACGAGACTCCCGACACTGATCGAACTTGATCAGGAGATTGCGCGGCGCAGCCTGTCTGAGTTCTGCAAGATGGCATGGCACGTGCTCGAGCCTGCTACACCGATCAAGTGGGGATGGGCGCTCGACGCGATGTGCGAACACCTCGAGGCCGTGCACAACGGTCAGATCAAGCGCCTCCTGATGAACGTCCCGCCGGGCATGATGAAGTCGCTCCTTACGGGCGTTTTCTTCCCCGCATGGGAATGGGGCGCAGGCGGACAGCCTTCAATGCGCTATCTGACGACTGCACATAAGGAAGATCTCGCAATCAGAGACAACCTCAAGTGCCGACGCCTGATCTCTTCTGACTGGTATCAGGAGCGATGGGGCGTTGAGCTGTGTGGCGACCAGAACGCAAAGAAGAAGTTCGAGAACACGGCTACTGGCTTTCGTGAGTCAATGGCTTTCCGAAGCCTTACTGGCTCTCGAGGCGATCGCATCATCATCGACGACCCGTTGTCCGTTGACGATGCGTTCTCTCAGGCCGCGCTTGATGCCGCACAACAGACCTTCCTCGAGGCTGTGCCGTCCCGCGTGAACAACGAGCAATCGGCGATCATCGTCATTATGCAGAGACTCCACGAGCGCGATACGTCAGGCGTGATCCTCGCGAAGGAACTGGGCTATGACCACTTGATGTTGCCGATGCGCTTCGAGGAAAGTCGCAGGTGCAAGACCAGCATCGGCTTTGCAGACCCTCGCAAGAAAGAAGGTGAGCTGCTCTTTCCCGAGCGCTTTACCGCCACTCAGGTGGATGAAATGGAGAAGGTCATGGGTGGCTATGCTGTCGCAGGTCAGTTCCAACAACGCCCGGTGCCTCGAGGCGGCGGGCTTTTCAAGAGTGACTGGGTGCAGTATTGGGACACTTTGCCCGAGCGCTTCGATGCGAGTGTGATCTCGTGGGACATGACTTTCAAAGACTCGAAAGCGTCCGACTTTGTTGTCGGGCAGGTTTGGGGCAGAAAGGACGGCTGTTTCTATCTCATCGACCAATTCCGCGGTCAGTGGGACTTCGTTAAGACGCTGGAGCAGTTCGTCGCGGCGGCAAACAAGTACCCGCGCGTGACTCGCAAGCTCGTGGAAGACAAAGCGAACGGGTCGGCGATCATCGCGACGCTCAAGAAAAAAGTGTCGGGCATCATCCCGATAACGCCCAAAGAAAGCAAGGAGGCGCGCGCGTCGGCCGTAACAGCATTATGGGAGGCCAGGAACGTGTACTTGCCTCCACCTGAGCGGTTCCCGTGGGTCGAGCGCGATCTGGTGCCTGAGCTCCTCGCATTTCCGTCAGGTGCTCACGATGACACCATCGACGCGATGAGCCAGGCATTGACGGATCTAAATAAGCACAGCGGCTTGCATATCGATCCGACGAATCTAGCTTACCTACTGGGACGGTAGGCCCCGCTACTCATGCAATGTGAATTGACGATGTGCAGTGGCAGGCCGCAAGGTGCCGCGTTTTTTGCCGCTTCCTAAGCGAGTGGTGCAAAGTGGAGATTAAGCATTGTGAGCAAGAAGAAAAGAAAGACGGCGAAAGCCCAAGCGCCTAACGGCAATCTCCTCGCGCAGGCAAAGCGCATCGCCGCGCTTGAGGAGATCGACCGCACGCTACGCACGCCGCCGCAAGCCACTCAGCTCTTCGAGACGGTCGAGAAGGTGAGGGAGCGTTTCGCCCCTCCGGTGACTCTCGGGGTGTCTGAAAAAGAGCGCCTAGCGCAAGATGAAGCACTTTCTGACGCGGGCTTTTATGGCGCAATTCATCGCAGCCTTCAACAGCACGGCTACGAGCTCGGGCAGTATCCAGTGACCTCTTTCGTAGGTTACGGCGCACTTCAGCAGATCGCGCAGAACGGCATGATCCGTGCCTGCGTGCAGACCGTTGCGGATGATATTACCCGCGAGTGGATTACGATCACGGGCGATGACGCGGAGGCTGTTGAGGAGATTCAGACACTTCAAGAGAAGAAGTACCACCTACGCACGCTCTTTCATGAGGCCGCAACACTAACCGGATACATGGGCGGGGCTTTTATCTACGTCGACACCGGCACGGAAAATCCCGAGTTGCCCCTGCGCTACTCAAACGAAAGCGCAGAGCTACAGCCGGGTGCGAAGCTCCGGTTTGTCGTGGTCGATCCTGTGAACGTATCGCCGGGCGACTACAACGCCATCGACCCGCTCAAGCCCGACTACCTCAAGCCCCGCTACTTCTGGGTGCTGGGAACGAAGGTGCATGAGTCGCGCTTGCTTAGGCTTTTTGACAATCCGCCGCCGACGCTTCTGCGACCGGCATACAACTTCCTCGGCATTCCGCAGGCTCAGATCCTCTGGGACTACGTGATGCACTGGAATCAGTGCCGGGTCTATACGGCCGACTTGGTGCGCAAGGTGTCGCTTCTCGTTTTCCAAACGAGCACGGATGACATCTTCAATTCGCCTAACGGGGTGCAGTTGTTCGACATCCGCATGAAGGCGCTTCAGCGCTATCGCGATAACAACGCCGTGTTCGTCTGCGACAAGGAAGGCGAAAGCGTGATGAACGTGCAAACGTCAATTGCGGGCTGTACGGACGTCGTGCGGCAGTCTCTGGAGATGGTAGCGTCTATCAACCGCACGCCTGCTGTGAAGCTCTTGGGCATCAGTCCTAGCGGCTTCAACGCAACGGGTGAAAGCGACATTCGTAACTACTACGATCACATTCGTGCCAAGCAAGAGCTGCGTCGCGAAGCAATCAACACTTGCTTAGAGGCAATTGAACTAGTCGAAATGGGGAGCATCAATTCGAATATCTCCTTCGACTTCAACGAATTGAGCAAGGAAGATGAAGCCAGCGCGGCTATGACCGCTCAGACGCGCGCAGGCGCTCTTGCAACGCTTGCACAAGTTCAGGCAATCAGCGCAGAGGAAATGCGCGAAGCGGTCAAGAATGAGCCGGCAATGCACTTAGGCTTTTTGAGTGACGAGGTGCCCGAAGGGGAGCCTGAGGATATCGATGGCTTGCTTGGCGCGCTTCAGCAGGCTACGACCGCAGTGGCAGAGCCTGCTCCAGCATCGAACCCGCCCGACGAATCGCGGCAACTGCTTCAGTCCCTAGGTGGCTTGAATGGCTAAACGCATCAAGACGATCCCCGCGATCGAGCCGAATGCCGGGCTCAAGGCGGCCTTGCAAAAGCGGCTGATTGCTCTCATTGAGAAACAGACGCGCGAGGCAACGGCCGAGCTCCTGCGCAACCTGATCGATTCGGGCTGCTTCACGCAGCCTGTCGAGACGGTTGCACAGGACGCCGCACTGTGGGGACGCAAAGAGAAAAAGATCATAGATGAGGCGATACGCGCTTTCAAAGCGTCTAATCCCGCCGATGCCGCTCGAAAGCTTGACCTGAGTCTCGCCGAGAAGATGGCGCGGTGGATGATTCACGCGGGAGAAAGCGCAAAGCTCGTCTCGGGATGGTTTGTCCGCGCAATGGCGCAAAACGTGACAGCGAGCCAGCGGCGTGCGCTGATACGCGCGGGCATCACTCCTACTCTGCTCAAAGAAAAGTGGACGATCCCTATCGTCAAGAATCGATACATGGCGCCGAGCACAGCAAAAGCGTTGCCGGGGCTTGTGGACGGCATGACGGGGCTCATCACCAAAATGCAAGCGGATGACCTCGCCAGAGTGCGAGAGACGATTACCCGCGGCCTCTATGAGGGGCAGAGTCTGGGAGAGATCGAAAGCGTGCTGAAAGCCTCCAGGGGCTTCACGGAGGCCCGTGCCAAGCGAGTTGCGCTTGATCAGTCGATCAAGGTCAGTCAGGGCATCCAACGCGGCAACGCCGAGGCATTGGGCATCACGCACGCGGTATGGGTTCACGTCCCGGGGCGGTATTCATCACGCGAGACGCATGTCGCAATGGACGGCAAACGCTTCGACCTTTCCGAGGGGCTTTACGACCCGGCTGTAGGCCAGAACGTAACGCCCGGGTTGTTGCCGTTCTGTTTCCCGAGGGAATCAAATGTCGCAAATGCCGCGCCAATACTGAAACTTTTCAGGCGTTTCTATGTTGGCGAATTGACCCAGCTCGTTACGGAAAGTGGAGTTTTTCTCAGCTCGACACCGAATCATCCAATATTGACCAGCAGGGGGTGGGTTGGAGCAAAAGACCTGAAGGTCGGAGATTATTTGCTCAATGTATCTGGTCAAAACATCAATCGATGGGGCTTCGATAAGAAAGAATCTGTATCCGAGATCGGTGCACTTTTTGATTCTCTTAAGCTCATTGGTTGCCCTTCCCTGAAACTTAACGGTTCCAATGGTCAATTCCACGGCGACGGAACCGATAGCGAAGTCGATGTTGTAGATGTTTACCGCTTTTTGGCGGACGGGTTTGAACCCGGCGGAGCAGAGGGCCTCATAAAACTTATTTTCTCCCGGGCCAAAGAAACAGGAAAGGCTCTGTTTGTGGATGGCCTTTTGAATAAGGACTGCCTCGCTTTCTGTTGTCCCTCTTCTAGCGTTATGCGCCTTTTCAACAAGAGAATGGCGCTCCTCGCTGGTCATCTTGGACATACGGATGTAGTTTGCCTCGGAACCGTTGCGGCAATCGATATTGTTCATCAGCAGGAAACGAGCAATTTTTGTTCGGGACACTCCATATTGTTTGGAGAGCGAGAGAACGGACTGTCCTTCGATGTACTTATCGATAACTTCAGGAGGAAGGGTGTTTTTCTTTTGAAAGACTGGGAGAGAGATCCCGCGAGATTTTGCTCGTTTGCAGATCGTCAAGATGCTGGCATGGTGTCTTTTAGCGACTTTCGAAGGGAACCCTCCGTCGAGTATTTCTGCGATGGCATTGTCGAGATCAGAAATAGAGGCTTTAGTGGGCATGTGTATAACCTTGAAACAACAAATGGGTGGTACACCTGCAATTCTATAGCAGTCCACAATTGCCGATGCATTTTCCGTCTAGATATATCGGACATTTTGAAATGAACAACGACCGCTATTTACTTGCCCTAGATGCCGAGAGCGTGAGGAGATATGACAAGAACGGGAATCTCCACGTCGCTGTCTCGCACTTGACCAAAGCGCAGGTGCGACCGTACTACGGGCATGAGGTGCCTGACTGGGAGCGTCTGAGGCTCGATCCGCAGAAGATCTATCGCGGATACTGCCCGCCAGAGGAGCTGAGCAAGCCCGAGACGATCGAGAGCACGAACGGCATCCCGATTCAGCTCAACCATCATCCAGACTACGCAGACGCGCCGCAGATCAAAACGCGCGTCGGCTCTACTGGGACAGACGGCGCATTTAGGGCGCCATACCTAGACAACTCGCTGCACTTCACTGTTGAGGATGCAATCAAGCGCATCGTCGATGGGTCGATGCGTGAGTTGTCTCTTTCGTACAGATATACCCCTGACTTCACCCCCGGCAAGACGCCGGACGGCGAAGACTATGACTTCGTTATGCGTGGCATTACCGCCAACCATGTCGCGCTGGTGGAGCAGGGCCGCGCGGGGCGCGATGTGTTGGTGCAAGACAGTCACTTAAGAGAGGCTCAACCTATGGACGTGACGGAAAAGAACGCGGCTCCCGTAGCCGCAGCTGACGGCGATCCTGCCGTCGAGAAGAAGGAGGTGGCACTTGCTGACGCAATCGCCGCTGCCGCCAATGGAATCAAAGACCTGCATGAGCAGGACGAGGAGGGGAATGTGGTCGACAAGCCCGCTGAAGAGGCGCAAGCCGCTGACGAGGACAAGGACGCAGCCATCAAGCGAATCATCGCCGAAATGGTTTCCAAGGGCATGAAACCCGAGGATGCCGAAGGCTTTGCTGACGCGCTCAAGGGGCTCGCCTATACCGAAGCCGAAGACGATGAGATCGAGCTCGGGGAAGACGACGGCGAAGGGGGCGAAAAGCCCGCCGAAGATGAGGACGAGTGCGCTCAGCTCATCCAGGACGGTCTGAAGGCCTGCGGCTACGACGAGGAGCCTGAAGAGTTCCAGAAGGCGTTTGCCGAGGGTGTGCGGTATGGCGAACGAAAGGAAAAGACCGAGCCTGAAAAGCTCGATCGTGAGCATGAATCCGAGGGCGAAGAACGCGCACTGGGGCAGGACGCCGCGCTTAAGCGCGTCGAACGCCGCATCGCTCGACGCTTTACGGCAATGGATGAGTGCGCTCAGACGCTCGGCCGTGTCCGCTTCAACGCCTACGACTCTGCCGAAGGCGTTTATTTGGCCGCGCTTAAGCAGGAGGGCGTGAGCATCAAGGGCGTTCGTCCCGAAGCCGCCCGCGCCGCTTATCTCGCTTTCATGGCCGGCAAGAAGGTATCTGCCAAGCGCTCGCTCGCTCAGGACGCCCAGCTCAAGACGGGCAAGGCCGACTCCATTCTCTCCACTAAGCTTTCTCAAATCAAGAAGGGGTATTAATCATGGGTTTTCAGGCAGTTGTTAAGACTGATCCTGCCGTCGGCATCGCCGGTCAGGAAGTGAATCCGAAGCAGGCCGTTTACACGGCTTTCAACTACGTCTCCGACGGCACCGTTCAGGCAGGTACTTTCTGCTTTGCTACGGCGCTCAAGGGCAACGTTACGGGTGAAACGAACGTGGTCTCCCTCAAGGGCAACGTTACGGGTGAAACGAACGTGGTCTCCCTCAAGGGCACGCCCGGTGCCAAGCCCGTCGGTTTTGTTGAACGTGACGTCATCGCTACGATTCCGACGCTCACTGCTGACGCATCGCAGGTCTATCCGCAGGGTGTCTGCCCGCCGATCGCTATTCGCGGTCAGTTCTATGCTGTCGCTACGGGCGCGGCTACCGAAGGCCAGTCCGTCCTTTGCGATCCGACTACGGGTGCCATCACGTATGGTGCCGCTGGCACTACGAACGACACGGGTTGGCGAGTGGTTTTCCCCCGCGGCGTCAAGACGATCGCCGAGGGTGACACGGTGATCTATCAGAACTTCGGCTTGGACACGGCGGCCTAACGCTTTGAATGGAGAGATAAATGAATTTCGATTTTGAATTTGCCAAGTCGCGCGGCATCTCTGCTCCGCATGCCGTCGGCTTTATGCCGTTCGACGAAAAGGACGGTCGCATCGTTCTCAAGAACATCAACCGCGACCAGCTCGCACAGGATGCCGCGCTTTCCACGCAGCCGAATGTCGGCGCGCCCGCGGCCCTCTACACGTACGTCGACCCGCGCATCATTGATGTGCTCTTCGGTGTCACGAATGCCACGAAGTTCTTTGACAAGACGCTCGTTGGCTCCTTTACGCAGGACTACGCGACCTTCAGCGTGGAAGAAGTGGCCGGTCAGGTCTCGCCGTACAACGACTTCGCGAACGGCACGAGCACTGATGTCAACTACAACTTCCCGGTTCGCCAGAACTTCCGTTATCAGACGACGATTAAGTACGGCGATCTCGAAACGGCGAAGCTCGCCGAGGCCAATGTCAACCTCCCTGCTCGCAAGCAGAACGCGGCCGCGCAGATCATTGCCCGAGCTGAAAACAAGTTCCAGCTCTACGGCGTTGCGGGCATGGAAATCTACGGCATGCTCAATGATCCGAACATCCCGGAATCGATTTCTCCGGTGTCGGTCAATAGCAAATCTACGTGGGCTGAAAAGATCGCGGCCGACCCGAACAACGCGGCCACGCTCGTGTTCAATGACGTGAACAAGCTGTGGCAGGAACTGACCGCTAACAATGGCGGTCATCTTGACGTGAATGCCCCGATTGTTCTGGGCATCTCCAACAAGATGATTGGCTACCTGACTCAGCCGAACCAGTTTGGCAAGACGGCCAAGGTCATGCTGCAGGAAAACTATCCGAACATCGAAATCGTTCAGCTTCCCGAGCTCTCTACGGCCTCCGGTGAAATGCTTTACATGACGGTCAAGGAAGTGTATGGCGACGAGACGGGCTTCTCCGCCTTCTCCCGCGCCTTCGGCCTCGGTCGCCTGATCGCGCATGAATCCAGCTTCACGCAGAAGGCCACGGCCGGCACGTGGGGTTGCGTGATTCGCCGCCCGAGCCTGGTCGCAACCATGACCGGGGTATAAAACTCGCAGGCCGTTACGAACGGCCTTTATCTCCACGGCGGGGCGGGTTCACGCCTGCCCTGCCCAAACTCTTGTCACGAATAGGTTTTTTATGGCTCGCACTACTCGTACTCGTAAGGCTTCTGCTCTCGGCACCACGGGCATCATTGCCGACACCGCTGAGCAGGAAGCAAAGAAGGTTTCTGACATCGCAGGCGATGAGATCATTTACATTGCCTGCGGCATGCCCCTCGGACTCAAGTTTGATGACGTTGACAATGGCAATGGTGGCACGAAAACCGTTGTTTTCCCGGGGGTTAATCACGCGCTAAGGGGGCAGGCCAAGGGCGTTCTCCTCGGCGCAGGGAATGCCGTCCTGGTGGGCGTAGCACGCCGAGACTGGGAGGACATCAAGCGCAAACATGGTGGCGAGCGCGCCTTCACCGCCATGCCCCCGCTCCTCTGGGAGATGAGGAGCGAGAAGGAATTCAAGGCGCGCCGCGATGAGATTGCCGAGATGCGCACGGGCGTCGAGCCTGTCGATCCGGCTTCGGTCGGCGTTGAGAAGGTAAAAGACATCGAGGCCTAAAAATGGACGTAGCGCTTGATATTGAAGAATTCCGCTCATGGTTCCCGGGGCTGACAGAGACCATCATCAATGATGTGCTCTTGGGTGTGCTGTGGGATCAGGTGGGGGCGATTGTCGGCACGACTGACGCAGATAGCTTTGCCCCGTTCGAACCTGATGCGACGCCCCCAGTGCTCGAGCGTAAAGTGCTTCTCTATTACGCGCTGTGTCATATGGCCACGCTCTCTACGCGCGGCGATCAGCCCGGTCGCGTGGCCAGTGCATCAGAAGGTTCGGTGTCGTCATCCTTCGATCTCATCAAGAGCAACTCGCAGTCCGCGCAGTGGTGGAATCAGACGCCCTGCGGGTCTACGTATTGGATGATGACGGGCAAGTACCGTCTCGGAGGACGCCTGTACGTCTCTGACAACTATCACCCGTGGGGCTAATGATGGGCATCAAGGTTGACGCAGACAAGGTGACGCAAAGGCTTGAGGGCCTTGCCAAGCAGTACGGGAATCGTGCCGCGAAAGTGGTCGAGGTTGGGGTGACTGACGCAAGCATTGCCGAATACGCGCAGTACGTTGAGTTCGGCTGGGTGCAACGCGTCACGCCGAAGCAATCGCTTTTCCTGAGTGGGGCCATTGGACGCCCGGTGCCCCTAAGTGATCGGGGGCGCCCGGACTTCAGCAAGGCGGCCATCAAGCCGGGGACGGCATTAGTAAACCCGCCCCGACCGTTCCTGCGAGGAACGCTCGTTGCCGAGCAAGAAAAATGGAAGGGCGTGCTGAAGAAGGCGCTACAGGGGTTGCAAGACCCCGCGTCTGCTCTGACTGTACTAGGCACTGTCGCTGCACAAGACGTGCAGGCAACCATTGCAAGTGGCGGGACGACAAAGGAAAAGTTCCAAGAGCGCGCGCCGCTCACGATGGAGCTTTACGCCGCGCAGTATGCAGGGCGTAAGACTGGGGGAAAAAACCACTCGTCGAAAGCCAGCTCCGCCACGACGCAGCCGATGGTTTTGTCGGGGGCGTTGCTTCACTCAATCGCCTTTGAGGTCAAGTGAACATGAGCTTCACGGTTGAGAATCAGGGAGTTGTATGGGGCTGAATTTACATGCAGTGGTACGCGGATCGATCAATGCGATCCACCCGGATGAGGAGGTTCAGCTACTTCACTCAACGGGCTCAGTGCCAGATGAAAATGGCTTTGCCGCGCCGCAGTACGAGCGCACTATGGGCGTTATGGCGCAGGTGCAGAGCGAGGGCGATGCGGCGCTGTTTCATGCCGACATGGCGGGGGCTAATTCGATCGTGCGTAAGTTCTACCTATTCGCCCCGAAGGACTTTGCAAAACAGACCGCAGGCATCTTTCGTCCACTCTCCCGCGCAGGGGATTACATCCTGCGCAAGGACGGGACTGTATGGGCTGTAGATGCGGTTCTAGAAAACTTTTCAGGCGTCAACTGGTTGAGTGTGCGCGCTACGCTTCAGCTAAGCCCGCCGCAGGGGATTGTATGGTTATGATGCAAAGCCCTCCTACGCGCTCTACGATCGTCTCCGATGAGACGGTCTACAAGGCCGTCAAAGACTTCGAGTTGCTGATGATGTCAGGCCTTGAGGCTACGCACGTCATCGCGGGAAATCAAAACAACCTTTCTCTGCCGGACTCGCGCGATTACGTCGTTAATACGATCATCGCGCACCGGGAGATCGGGACGCCCGTCGAGTCCTATGAGTGGGACACGGCGACTCAGAAAATGGACGCTGTGGTCTCTAGGTTGGTCGAGATGAGCGTTCAAGTCGACGTCTATAGCGATCATCCGGAAACGGCCCGTATGCGCGCAGAATCGGTTGCGACGGTGGCCAGAACGGTGTCAGGCTGCGACTTCTTTCAGAAGTACGGCCTATCCAGTCTCTACGCTGATGACGTTCGCAATACGACCGTGGTGGTGGATGAAAATCAGTATGTCCAGCGATGGACGACGACGCTTCACATCACCTACACGCACGTCGTCAAGCTTGACGTGGAAAGCACTGACGCTGTTAATGTCGGCGTGCATAACGTTGATGTGCGCTTCCCGCCGCGCTAATGCGCATTGTCTTAATTAACTTACCCAAGAGCGCCCTGCAGGGGCGCTTTTTCATTGGAGGATATCCATATGTCTTTGCCTGCATCCCGCATCGTTGCGGTCTCTCCGCGCGTGATTAGCGGCGGCGGTAGCGATCTTGAAACGAACGGCCTTGTGCTCACGAAGAGCGCTGCTCTTCCCGCCAGTACGCCCGCGGTAGCCTTTTCGTCGACGGCGGATGTGTCTGCCATGTTTGGAGCCGAGGCCGAAGAGACGGCTTTTGCTCAGCAGTATTTCAGCGGCGTGCAGAATCAGCAGAGTGCGCCGAAGTCTCTTGTGATCGCACGTCGTGTCACCGAGGCTGCCGGCGCTTGGATTCGCGGCGGCGAGCTTTCCGTTACGCTCGAAGCCCTGAAGAAAATCACTGACGGCTCGCTCAAGATCAGCGTCGGCGGTCAGGACAAGAAGGCCGCTTCGATCAATCTCTCCTCTGCTGCCTCGCTCTCTGATGCCGCGACGAAGATTGCTACGGCGATTTCAGGCGTTAAGGGCACGTACGACAGCAATCTCAACGCCTTCACGTTTACGACGGACACGAAGGGCAAGGCTGCAACGATTGGCTACGCCTCTAAGTCCGACAGCGGCACCGACCTCAGCGAAATGCTCGGCCTGACGCAGGCCGCAGGCGCAGTCGTCTCTCAGGGTGTTGATGCCATGACCGAGGCGGCCAACATGGAAGCCGTCTGCGCCGTCACGCGAAACTGGGTGGGCTTTACGACCCTCTGGGAGGCCGAGCTTGAAGAAATTGAAGCTCTTGCCGCGTGGGCGGACATCTACGACGACTTCGTTTACTTCCCGTGGTCTAGCGACAAGAATCTTGAAAGCACGTTGACGGCTTCGAATGGCGCGCTTGCAAAGATTGTTGATAAGTACGACGTCGTAGCCCCGATCTACTTCCCGACGTGGGGGCTTTCTGCAATGGCTATGGCCTGCGGTGCTTCTATCGCTTGGAACCGCACGCAGGGCATGAAGACTTGGTTTGCCAAGTACGCCTCCGGCCTTTCCCCGAACGTTCTCGAGGAATCCGTTGCGAACGCGCTTGAGAGCAACCGCATCAACTTCATCGGCCAGTACGCTACGCGTAACGATCAGTTCCAGTTCTTCAACCGAGGGACGCTCTCTAGCGACTTCTACGGCTTTGTTGACGTGCTCTATGGCTCGATCTATCTGCGCTCCGCGATCCAGACGAGCTGCATGTCTGGCTTCAAGAACGTCAACCGAGTACCGTACAACGCCGCAGGCGAGGCACTGATTCGTGCGTGGTGCCAGGATCCGATTAACCGCTGCATCAATAACGGCGTGATTGACGCCGGTCTCGCACTCAATGAATCGCAGAAGGCGCAGATCATGCAGGAGACGGGCGACGACGGCGAGGACGTGATTCGAGCGATCACCTCTAAGGGCTATTGGCTCGGCATCACCCTGCCCGATGCCGCAGGTCGTGCGAACCGCGAAGCGCCTTCCGTGACAATCTTCTACGCGTATGCGGGAAGCGTTCAGGCTCTTTCCGCAGAAGTGATTGCAGTTATCTAGTGAACATCATCGGCCCTGACGGTTTGACCGTTGGGGCCTCTTTTTAGGGGCATAAAATGGCCAGCTCTAATTTTGACGTCACGTCCGCGAACGCTCAGCTCGTTCTCACTGTAGATGAGCTTTACCCGTCCGGCATTCAGCTTCAGCAGTTCAGCGCCGACGGCATTTTCTCCAGCGACTCGATCGAGATGGCGGAAACGCGTCGCTCTGTCGATGGATACATGGTGGCAGGCGTGATCAAGAACATTTCGTCTGTGACGCTCACGCTCGAAGCCTCCTCTCCGTCTGCCTCTGCGCTTGAGTATGTGCGCGATTGCATGGAGGCGAACGATAAGCCGTATGAATGCACTCTAACGTGCTACATCCCTTCGCTGGGGGTCACGCGCACGTTCGTAAAGGGCGTTCTCAAGAGCGCTCCTCCGATGTCGGCGGCGTCTCGCACGATGCAGCCGACGCAGTGGGGCTTTGACTTTGAGCGCGTGCTGTAAGGAGGAGCAATGGACATCTCTAAGCTTGAAGTGCAGGACGGTACGACGCTCAAGAGCTTCACGATTACGCCCATGTCGGCTTACAAGGCCGAGCAGTGGATGTATCGCGCGGCTTTTGCCATGGGGCGTAACGTTGACGACATTCAGCAGGTTTTCAGCGACAAGCCCGCGGATTTGCTGAAGACCATCCTCACGATTCCCTACGACGAGGCACGCCCTCTGCTTGACGATCTCCTTTCGTGCTGCACGCTTGTGCAGGGCAATGCGCTGCGCCGCCTCGAAGGTGAGTCCGCGTGCGCCGTCATCGAGAGCCCGTTGACGCTGACGAAGCTCAGGATTGAATCACTTCGCCGGAACTTCGGTTTTTTCTTCGATGGCGACGCCTTGAAGTCCCTTATGCCGCAAAGTACCGAAACGCCTGCCTCAAAGTAAAGGGTGTGGCGTCCTTTGCGAATGTTCCCAAAATCTGCGGCGCGATTGTCGCCGCAGGTTTGGCCAGTATGGTCGAACTCAAAGAAAAATTGACGCTCGAGGAGGCCTATGAGCTCCTCGAGGTTTTAGAGCTCCGCAACTACCATTCGTGGCTCGCACAACAAAGGCTAGAGAAAGAAAATGGCTAGCGTAGTAGACAGACTCGTAATCGCTCTCGGCCTCGACAGCGAGGAGCTGAACAAAGGACTCGAGAACGCGTCCAAGGCCGTCTCGGACCTCGGCAAGCGGATGGAAGTGAGCGGCGCCGAAATCGATCAGATGGCAGCCAGCGCGTCCAAGTCGACGCTTATGCTCGGCGGAGTCTCTGATGAGGTGGCCGAGCGCGTCATGGCGATCGGAACGGCAGGGCAGAAGGCCTCGCTCATCACAGGGCGCGCAATGGATGATCTGGCTGGTCGTATGGGAAAGCTCGGCACGCTTTTCAAGCGGGTAGTTGCGCCATTCGTCGCGGTCTTTTCGGGCCAGCTGCTCTTTCAGAATCTTTCTCAGATGGGCGAGAGTCTCGACATTCTGAGCGAGAGAACGGGCGTTGCCACAGACAAGATCGACGCGTGGGCGAAGGCTAATCGTGATGCCGGCGGTAGCGAGGAGGCATTCAAAAGCGCACTTGAGTCGTGGACGGTAGACAAACGCCGCTCAGCGGATGAGTTTTTCCGCATGGGCGAGGCCGTCAAGGGCATGACCGATCAGCAGGCATCGCACTTTTTGAATGCGATGGGGCTGAGTCAGGATGCGGCCGCAGTCTTTACTAAGTTCAAGGACAGCGCGACCGATGCGGCCGAGGCATACAAGGGCGTCGCCTTTACCCCGGAACAGGCAAAAGCCGCGCGCGAGATGAACATCCGTTGGCGGCAGTTCACTGATCAGGCGCAGGCGCTCGCCAACATGCTCGCCGTTACCGTGCTCCCGGTCGTGAACAAAGTGCTAAAGGTGATCGGCGACGGCGTTGCCTTCATCAGAGAGCACAGCCGCGCAGTCAAGCTCGTTTTGGCGGGGGTCGGGACTGTTTTGGCCGCTACTTATGGGCGGTCGATCATTCAGGCAATCACGGCCTCGTCGACGTTTTTCAAGGTGCTCAAGAGCGGTCAGGGCATCATGGCAGCGCTCAACGCGACGATGCTCGCGAACCCCGTGGCCGTCGTAACGGCTGCTGTGGTTGCTCTCGCGCTGGCTTTCGATGATCTCTTCGCTTTCATTCGGGGCGGGAACTCGATTCTCGGCCGCTTCCTGAGCTTTATCGGCGTATCTGATGAAAGGATTCAGGCGATCCGCGAGACCTGTCAGGAATGGCTTGACGCCCTCATCAATCTCCCGGCTGAAGCCGTCAAGGCTCTCGGCGAATTGTGGGACGCGATCAAGTCAATCGGCAGCTCCTTCAAAGAAGGCGTGGCGGATTTCTTCGGCGGTGTCGGTGAGTTCTTCGCCTCCCTGCCGGATCGCGTAGCCGGTTCGATCGAGCAAACGATTGAGGCTGTTGGCGCACTGGGTGACGCTATAGGAGACGCAATCGAACGCGGCATTCAGTCAGCCATTGATTGGGCAATGAGCGCTTTCAAGGCGCTTATTGATCAGCTGAGTGCATGGATTGCTGATGCGCTCAACATCGGCGGGAAGATCGAGGACGCGGTATCGGGCGTCGTCGATTCCGCAAAGAATGCCGTAAAGGACGCTTTCGGCGGCGTTGCGGACTTTTTCTCGGGGAACGATAGCGACGAGAAGGGGGCGGAAGCTCCAGTTCGAGTAAACGATCCGAAGATCGTTCGTGTCAAGTACGATGCCCCGGTTGCCTACGCCGGCATGCCCTCGCAGGAAAGTTCGTCCGACACGCTCGCTCGCTTGGGTGATGCGCTTTCGGGCTTCTTCAGTGAGACGCCTATGCAGGCAACTGTCGGGAGCTTTGCGGCGGCCAAGTCTGCGAGCGCAGGCCCGGGCGTGACGAACGACATGCAGATTCAGGTGACAAACAACATCCAGACGAACGGCGACCCCGAAGCCGTAGGTCAGGCTGTTGGTGGCGCGATGGACAATGCGTTGAGCCGTCGAAATCGCATGCTTGTGGCAGCGCAGTCAGGCGTAATTTCAAAGTGAGGAAATGATGGCCGAAGTTTGGGCAATCGTTGACGAGAATGCGCAGCCGTTCTGCGGCTACACGGCACTTGATGGATTCGAGGACAACTCGACAGCCAATGTTCCGACGGAGCCGCAGGAGAACGGGGCGCTATACGCTTATGACAAGGTGCCTCAACCGTCCGAGTGTTCTGTCAGTCTGCTTTTCTCTGGTGACTATCAGGCGCAGCAGGAGGCCGTTTCCAGGCTCGAGTCCTACCGGTGCGGTGTACAGCTCTTTCGCATCCTAACGCCCTCTAAGGTGTATAGCCGCATGGCTGTCGTGTCGTACGGCTATACACGCTCGGCAACGAACGGAGCTAACGCGCTTGAAATCCATGTTGATTTCCGAGAGGTGCAATCGGCAAAGGTCGGCGGGGCGTCTGTTGCGTGGGCACCCAAGAGCGCCAATGCAGCGAACAAGGTGCAGACGGGGCAGGCGCAAGGGGGCCTCGTTGCCGATCTCTTTTCGTGAGGAAGATGATGATACGCATACCATTGCAGACGCTTCCTAATCAGGAGTTTTCTATCGTCCTTGATGGGCAAAACTGCGTTATAAATCTGCGGCAGATGGGCGGCTTTTTGTATCTCACGCTAACGGCTGATGAGGTCAAGATTTGCGACAGCCACGTGTGCCGCACGATGTCGCCTATCCCCGTGTGGAATACGCCTGATTTCGCAGGCAGGCTTTTCTTTCTTGACAGCGGTGGAAAATCCGCATCGCCTCAATACGATGCACTGGGCGACCGCTTTACGCTCAACTACGCGACGGAAGAAGAATGGCGAGCACTTACAGCTTAAAGGACATCCGAGTAACAATCACTCTTGACAAGAGCGGTGTGAACAACCAGCACACCTTCCAAGGCTTTGCCACGAATGTAGCAATCTCAAAGACGGGGGGCGTGGATTTCGCGACGGCGCAGGTTGAGATTTACGGCCTGTCGCTCGACACCATGGGGCAATTGACGACACTCGCCTTCAAGCCTCTCGGTCGTAGGTGGAATGCGATAGAGATCGCGGCCGGTGAGCAGGGGCAGGAGTTGCCTGTGATTTTTCGCGGGTGCGTCACGGTTGCATACGCCGATCTCAACGGTTCGAGCCCCGTGCTCAAGATAGAAGCGCAGGTTGGCGCATACCCGCTCCTCGAGCCCGCGTCGACTGTGAGCGTGCAGGGGTCTCAGGACGTCGGGGACTTTATCAAGTCTCAGAGTGCGCAGGCGGGGTTCGAGTATCAAAACGACGGTGTGCAGGCAACGGTTTCTGACATGACGGTCTACGGAGACCCGATTACAAAGATGAAAACGGTTGCGAATGCCGCAGGCGCGGACATCATCTTTGATGACGACAAGACGATCGTTGTGCCGAAGGACGGCGTAAGGCGTGCAGAAGGCGGCGTGCCCGTTGTCTCTGCCGATACAGGGATGATTGGGTATCCGACGTTTACGAACACGGGCATCCAGTGCAGGACGTTTTTCCGTCCCGAGCTACGAGTGGCGGCGGCGGTGAGCGTGCAGACGATCGTCCCTCATGCTTCTGGCGTATGGAAGATCACTCAGCTTCAACATTCTTTGAGCGCGCACAACCCTGGGGCGAGTTCTTGGGAAACGTCCTTTGATGGCATGTGGTTAGGAGAATGAGATGTCAGAGTATGCACAGCCGCAGAACGCGTTTACATCGGGCTCACAAATCAACGTCCTGGATTTTCTGATTCGCTCGGTCATCAAGGGCATGGTCAATACCGCGATTCCCGTGCGAGTGGACACGATCACGCGTCCCGGTGATGGCGCGGGCGCTGGATACCTGAGTGCGACGCCGCTAGTCAAGATGCGAAGTGCGTCCGGCGAGGCGCTCGAGCCTGTCTCAATTCCTAAGCTCAGGTGGTTTCGCCTTCAGCACGGCACGGCCGCACTGATTTGTGACCCGAAGCCCGGGGATGTTGGTTTGGCTGTCTTCGCACAGCAAGACGTGTCGACGCTTACGGGCGGAAACGAAGCTGTTCAACCGGGCAGCTTCCGATGCTACGACATGAGCGACGGGTTCTACTTGGGCGGTTTCTGGGGGCAGACTCCGACAACTTTCGTCAGGGTCGAAGACACTGGGGACATAACAATTACGGCACCGAAAACCGTGACGATCAATACGAACGTGGAGACGATCAACGCGAAATCATCGTGCACCGTCAACACGGCTACGGCGACGATCAATGCGAGCTCCAATTGCAAGATCGACACCCCCGAGACCCACATCACGGGCACGCTGAAGGTTGATGGAAAAATCACAGGCTCGGGTGGTCTTGCGGTATCGGGCGGCGGCGGGGCTACGGTCTCAGGTGATGTTGTGGCAGATGGAATCAGCCTAAAGGGTCATGTTCATACCTGCCCAGATGGCACCACGAGCGCGCCGCATTGAACCTAAACAGATCAAAAAAAGCACCCCGCAGGGAGTGGCATCCTTGCGGGGTTTTTGCATTCATTTTTAGCAAGAGTGAATGAACGCATGAATATTTTACGATTTTTAGAAAGGCACGTCCTAATGTTCATGTCAAACAAAGATTTACCGCCTTACGGGAAAGTATTTGCGTGGGCGGTTTGTGCCGCCGCGTGGCTATGCGTGATCGTCGCGGCTGTCGCGGCTTTTCGCGGGCTCTTCCAGTGACCACAGATGGCAACTCCTTAATTTTCCTTAGAGGTTCGCATATGACGCATACGGCCTACACAGCAGAGCTTTCGTCAGAGTGGGACTTACAGCTTGACGGAAACGGGAATGTGGCGATGCTTCGTGAAGCCCCGGCGATCTTGCAAAACGTCTGCAACGAGGGGCGGCTTTTCTACCACGATGCCGTCTTTCGGTGGGATCAAGGGATCAATTGGTTTTCGGACCAAATCGCTCAGCCGATACAGGAAGCCATTACAACGGAAGATTTGCGTTCGGCGGCATTGAGTGTGCCAGGCGTGCTTACGGTTGAGTCGGTTCAGCTAAAGGCGCTTGATACAACAACACGTGTTTTGAGCGCTGAGGTACAGGTAACAACAGAGGGCGGCAGTTATGGCACAGCTAGAATTTAACGCGGATACTGGGGTGGTCGTCCCGACCGTTAAGGAGGTGCGAGACGACGTTGCCTCGGGCTTTCAGGAGGCCTTTAAAGTCAGTGACTCCGACCCGCTCCTAAACGTGGATTCGGCATCGCCCATGGGCCAGGTCGTGGACTTGGTGACGACTGAAGTTGCGGCTAAAAATCGTGAGGTGGCTTTCCTTGCGAACCAGCTCAATCCGAAGACCGCAACGGGTGTTTTCCTCGATGCCCTAGCCGCGCTCTATGGGCTCACACGCAAGATTTCGGAGCCGACGGTCGTCGTCTGTACATGTACTGGTTTGAAAGGCACTGCCATTCCTTACGGCGCGATTGTGCAGGATACGCAGGGCAATCAGCTCCGACACGCCGTGGCTGGCGGGGTGATGATCCCGGATTCCGGCAGCGTCGACACTCAGTTTTCCTGCGTTGAGCACGGTGCCATTGAGATCGGCGCAAAGACCGTGACGCAGATCGTGACGGTGATCGCGGGGTGGGATTCGGTGACGAACGCTGCCGCGGGGAACACCGGGCGAGACGAGGAGCCGGACGGCGAGCTACTCAATCGCATGAAGCAGAGCTATGCGATCAATGCGAACGGGACGGTTGAGAACATGCAGTCCAATTTGTCCGCACTTGAAGGCGTTCTCGACTGTGTGGTCTTGGAAAACTATACGAACGAAACCCAAACTCAGTACGGGATATCGATCAAGGGCCACAGCGTGGCGGTCTGCATTGTCGGCGGGGATGATGACGATATTGCCCGCACGATCTTTGAGCGCAAGAGCGCGGGGTGCGGGACGGTGGGCGACACTCAGGTTGCGTTCATTGACACCGAGCATTTCAACGCGTCTTATGTCTATAACATCGTCCGACCGACGGCGGTGGACTTTACCGTCAAGGTGACGTTCTTCAGCGACGACATGGACGCTGTGACGCAAGCCAATGTCAAAGCAGCGATCATCTCTGACTTCCTTGGGGAGCTCAAAAACGCCCGAGTGAAGCTCGCTACGACGGTTTACGCAAGCCGATTCTATAAGTGCATTCAGGACGTGACGGATGCCCCAATCAAAGAAATCGTCATCGGCATCTCTGGGGGCTCACAGTCCTCTAGCGTTGACGTGCCTGCGAACAAAAGCCCGACGTTGTCGGAAAAGTCAATCACGCTTGCTTTCGGGGGCTGATGATGGCAGAAACACAGACGTGGGAGGACATCCTGAGCGTTGACTGCGTTCAGAACATGGCCGACTTTGCCGACATGTCGACGGACGCGATTCAGTCCCAGTACTCGCACGCGACGCGCATCCGGCAGAGTGCATCGATGCTCAGGGACAAGATCGATGCTACAGAGTTACTCGAAAGCCTCCAGCAAACGATTGCTGACATGCGAACGGCTAAGGGGGTGTACCTTGACTGGTGGGGCACGCGCGTAGGCGTCAGCCGCTTACTGAAAGTCGGCTCGGATTTCACGCGGTTTGATGACGACTACTACCGATTCCTGTTGTTTTATCGTGCGAGGTGCAATCTTTCGAACGCAACTGCCGCAACGATGAACAACATGCTCAGCCAGTTGACGGATACCAAGGTGTTTGTGGTTGATTACCAAAATATGACTATCAATTCGATTGTCATCATTGGGAGCATTAGTGAATTGCAGGCTCAAATCCTTGAGGTGTATGGGCTTTTGAACCGTCCATCGGGCGTGCTGACGAATTTTTTGATCATTTACCCAGACGAGCAGATTTTTGGGTTTGAGGGAAGCGGCTTGCTTCCCTTTGACCAAGGCGTGTTCAATCCTGGGCGAACGATTGGCACATGAGCCATTTCCAAAAGAAACGAAACCCCACAGGGCTGCAACCTTGTGGGGTTTTTTATGGACACCTCTAAAGTAGGGCAGGTGCTCAATGACTGACATTTTACTTCAATTAGCGGAGGTGTTGCGTATGGCTAGCGAACTCCCGATTGTTGCGGCGATTCCTCTCTATGGCATTGCGTACTGTGGTTTTGCATACGTTCTTATCGTTGTTTTAGCTCGGTTACGTCGGCTGGTCAAAGAGTGGTGAGTGCGTTATTTGATGAAGCTCTAAGGGGGGTGAAGTGTTCCTCAGGGATAAAGACATGGCACTCAGAAGCAAGGCCTTTGGATGGTGCTTGGTTTGTATTGCAGGCGCAATTGCTTTTTGGGTTGTCTGTGATGCGTTGTCATAGTTTCAAGCTTGCTGATGTTCACAACAGACTTGACGCCTCAGGCGTGGATTCTCGTCGGTTTGGGTCTTATCGGTGCCGCGGCAGTTGTCGCAATTTTGATCGGAAAGGCCGTCTCGGTCTGGAAGGACGTTTTACGCAAATAACAAACCTTGTGAAGGATTAATCATGAGCAAATATCCTCAAACTTTACTTTCGTGCCCCATTGCCCAAGACGGTGACAGGAGCGCAGTTCCGGTGACGGCGCTTGAGGCAGGAACAGGTAGGCTATCGCAGGAAGAGGGGTGGGGCAAATGGAACTCCTTGCCGATCGGTGAGGGCGGCATTCCCCCGAAGCGAGACGACTTCAATTCGGTTCTCTACTTGCTTTCGTCGTTCCTTGTGTGGTATCAGCAGGGCGGCATAATGCAATACTCGGCGTCGCTTCAATACGAGCCGGGAAACGAGGTATTCAGCAATGGCGTCAAGTATCGATGCTTAATCGCGAATGGGGTAGGCACGGACAAGGGAGTGGTGGCACCGGCCGCTGACAATACGGTTTGGAGCAATCGGGACCTGCCTTCGGTTCTCGCAGGGCAGGTGACGCCCTTCTACAACTGCAAAGTTGGCGGGAGCGACGGCCGCCGACTTATCCCGTGGGGCTCGAGCGATGCCTACGAAGCCTACGTGATCTGCGACGGCGGCAGCGACGGCAGGGGCGGGAACGTCCCGAACCTGATGGACAAATTTCTTTTACCGAGCACGGTCGCGCAGGCCGGGCAGACGGGAGGGAGCCTCAACCTGTCGATCCCGGGCGTGACCGTAAACGGCACGGTCGGAGAGACGGTTCTGACGATTGATCAGATTCCTGCGCACAGTCACACCGGGTCTACATCGACTGCGGGCGCGCATACGCACACTCGCGGCACGATGGAGATTACAGGCGCGATCCCCGTGGACGATCACAAGATCCGCTATGTCGAGGGGGCCTTTTATCAAAACGGGGACTATTCCAACTGCGACAACCGAGACTCCGAAAACAGCTCTCCGCGCGCGTCCTTTGCGGCTTCGAGAACGTGGTCCGGGGAAACGTCGTCCGCCGGCTCGCACTCGCACACGATGAATCTAAACTCGACCGGTGGCGGGCAGGGGCATACGCACACAATCACAAGCTCATCCGAAGCGCAGACGCTCACGCTAGACCGTCCGCCTTTCTATCGTCTCGCTTATTTTGTCAAACTGCCGGAGTAAGTTATGGCATCAAAAGAATTTCGCTTCCATTACGTTAAAACGCCGACCGGAGCCATAAGCGGACAGTCTGTCCTTACGCAGACAGAGGACGCGATCAACGACCTCGGCGACTATATGGTCGAGGTCGCGGGCGATGCGACCGAGGCGCTGAATAAGGCGACTGAAGCGCTCAACACGGCTAATACGGCTCAGCAAAATGCGGCCGAGGCGCTCTCCACTGCGAATTCTGCGCTTGGTAGCGTCAATACCTTAACCGTCACCGTCAATTCGTTGGATGGGCGCATCAAAAAGGCTGAGAGCAACGCGGCTAATGCCGTCACTGCGGCGACTGAGGCATCTAATAATGCCTCTCAGGCAGTCATAACGGCCAATTCTGTGCTCACTACGGCTCAGCAGGCCGTCACGACGGCCAATGCCGCGAAGACGACGGCTCAGAATGCAAGCATTTCGGCTACTCAGGCCGTGGGCACGGCCAACGCGGCGAATGCGACGGCGGAAGAGGCGAAGAAGATTGCTCAGCAAGCCGGTATCAACACTGACGGCATTCGCGAAGAGATCAACGCGGACATGGAGACGATCAACCAGCAGGTCGCTGCCGCCACGGCTCGGGCGCAGGACGCGCAGTCTGCGGCCGCGCAGGCTCAGGGCTACGCAAAAGTAGCCGCCTTCGCAGTGCGCCTGACGTCGGCCAACATGAGCGCAAGCGGTACAGCGGCACTTTCTTCGCTTACACCACAGACAAACATCAAGGTCGGCGATACGGTGATTGATCCTGGTGGCAAGGTCTTTCAGATCGCGTCGTTAGCATCGAGCACGTTCACTGTCGGCGAAGAGTTCACGAGCATCCAAGGGCCGCGGGGTGAGAAGGGTGATGTTGGCATCAACTACACCACCACTGCTACGGATGATGTCACCGCAGGCACAACGGCTCTTGAAACGGGGCACTTCATTTTTATCTACGAAAACTAAGGGGTAAGAGATGTCTTACAAAATCATTAAATGGAACTACAAGAAGGGCCTTTGGACGACCGATATGGTCAAGATGGCCGTTGTGAAGGGTGTTATCACCCCCGATCAGTTCAAGGAAATTACTGGCAAGGAGTACAAGTAAATGGCCTACAAGAAGATCGTTCGTCTCTATGACGAAGCTACCGACAGCAAGAAGACTTATTTTTTCCCGAGTGGTGCGATCGCTACCACTGAAGCTCTCAAGAAGAACTTCCCGTGCCTCTCCTCGGGTCTGAAGGTCGTCCTGATCCTCGACGCTCTGGGCGAGACGATCTACACGGTGCAGTCGCTCTCGTCTCTCGCTGATGCGATGGGCATTGATCCCACGCGAGAAGCGGAACTCGTTCTCGCAGACATCGAAGCTCAGGTCAACAAGGAGCCGGAGGAACCGATGCCGACGCCTGAAGAGCGCATTGCGGCCGCGCTTGAGTTCCAGAACATGATGGCGATGTCTGCTTCCGCCTAAACGACAACGGCCCGCGCATTGCGGGCCTTTCTATTGCGAGAAGAGATATGGCAAAAACTGCATATACAGGCGTAGGCGGTGTAGCGAAGAAGCTGAAGACTATCTATATAGGTGTCGACGGCAAAGCCAAGGTCGTCAAGAAGGCCTACGTTGGCGTCGGGGGAAAGGCGAAGGTGTGGTGGGCTCCTGATGGACCGAAGACACTGTACCTTGCGGGGACGCTGTCTTTCGAATGGCACCCCTATGCAAGCCTTCCTAGGCAGACGGATAGTCAGGAGTCTGATGCGACGCCCCGCCTCGTTGTGGGCGCAAATGGTGTCTATAGGGTGGCAAAAAATTTCTCCTCTGTAACTCCGCTTTGGGAAGGTGAAGAGTGTGAGGTGGTAATGCAAGGAGGCACGACATCCGGGTACTCGGACCGGATGCTTGTAAAACCAATGGATTTCACCAATGGGTGGAGCGCAGCGACAAATGACGTTCGGCTCCACAGGTTTGATAGTTTTTCCCCATTCTTGTATAACGGGGTTGGTCTGCCGCTGTTTGACAGAATCACACCGCGAGTGCTTTACGTTGGTGCCAATGGCGCTACGATTGATTTGTCTACATACACGATTGAGTTGGCTGGAAGGCCCAGCGAATCCGTCATGTACAGCGGTGCATCAACAAAGAAGACGGCGTACACCGCATACAACACAGCCAAGTTGTATGCAAGGAGTACAGCTAACGAAACTTGGTCGGAGATGGCCATTTCAGTGCGTGTTCAAACGATGACCGCTGTCGACGAAAAGGTTTACTTCTTAGGCTATCCCGTAGATGCCGACGTGCCGTACTCGATAGGAGTAATCGACCCTGAAACATCAACAGTTCAAATGGTCGACTTCCAAAAAAACGATATATCACTTTCCCCTATTTTTGCCCCCCGTCTTAAAAAAGCAGATGGAACAGGAAAAGCAGGCATTTATATCGGCAGTTATTACTCCTCCATAGTAACGTTAGACACAGAAACTCTTACGATCTCATATTCCCCGTGGGAAGGTGGACAGCCCGTCCTCCCGACAAGCTCGATTAGTTTCCGCTTCCTTTTAGGACATGACTTCACAGCAGGCGGAGACAGCAATATCTATCACTACGCCTACAGAGACTGATAGGGACGCCAAATAGCAAAACCCCCGAGTTGATAAACAGCTCGGGGGTTCTTTTTTAGGAGCTTTCATGTGCGATGAACAAAGTAGCCCGATCAAGAGATTTGTTGCCATGCTTTCATCCGGTACGGCCTCGGGTGCGGTTAAGGCGTCCCCGGGTGTAGCAGTCACGGGCCTGAGTGTGTATGGCTTTCCCGTTGAGACATGGGTAAGCGTGCTCACGTGCGTTTACCTGATCGTAATGATCCTTGGGTGCTTGCCGAAGGTGATTGAGTTTGTGCTCTATCTCATCAGTTTTGCAAAACGGAAGAAGCCGAGCACGGTTGTGCCGGTCAATCAGCGCGTCGACCGTGGCGCGATGATCCAGGCGATCGCGAAGGTGAAGGGAGAGAAGAGTGAGTCTTAAGAAGAGACTCGCGGCGGGGGCCTTGTCGCTTTCTGCGGCAGGGCTGCTTGCCATTGCGAGTTATGAGGGTTATCGGGGCGAGGCTTACATACCTGTGCCGGGCGACGTGCCGACCATTGGTTTTGGCTCGACCGAAGGCGTGAAGATGGGCGACAAGATAACCGTGCCTCATGCGCTTGAGAGGCTGAACCGAGATGTCGGCAAGGCTGAGAGCGCGATCGGCACGTGTGTGACTGTGCCGCTGACGCAAGGCGAGTATGACGCCTACACGTCCTTCTCTTACAACGTCGGTACCAAAGCCTTCTGTACGTCGACGCTTGTCAGGAAGCTCAACTCGGGCGACTACGAAGGTGCGTGCTCTGAGCTGAAGCGCTGGGTCTACGCAGGCGGTCGAAAGGTCGATGGCTTGGTGAAGCGGCGCGAGAAAGAGTACGCGATGTGCGTTGGGCGATAAAAGGAAAAGCCGCTCAGTTGTTGGGACTGAACGGCTTCGGATATATAGACCGATTGGTATGGGTGTCTATGGAGTGTATTTTATCAAACTTGATCGTCGCTTTGCGACTGGGAGATCTGATGATGGAAGAGGAACTGACGTGGCAGGCTGTCGGGATGTACGTCGTTTTCTTGGCGCTCGGGGGCGTAGCGATTGCGTGGGGAATGGCGAAGGCAGTCAAGGCGTGGCGTGACGCGTTGAAATGATGAGGAAACGAGATGGCTTCTTGGATGAAGGCAGCGGGTTCTGTAGCCGCAGGCGTCGGGATCTTCGTCGCGGGCTACCAGTATGCCGCCGCCCTGTACGGGCAGGACATCGCTGAACTGCGCGAGGACTACGCCACTCGTGCGCAGGCCCTTGAGGCCAAGTATCGTGAGAAGGAGAGAACCTATGCACAGAGCCTGGTTGAAGCGTGGGAGGTGCGCGATGCCGCACTGGCTCGGGCTGATGATCTGTCTGGCGACCTTGACCGGGTGCGCCGTGAAGCCGATTCAGCCCGCCGTCGACTGTCCGCAAACTCCGCAGTTGCCTGCAAATCTGAAAGGGAGCAGCTTGCCCGATGCGCGGACCTTGTCGAGCGAGGCGCAGAGCTGGTTCGACGAGGTGTCGACCTTTCTGAGCGAGTTGCGATAGACAAGGATGCGATCGCGAAGATCGTCAACCAGTGACGAGGTTGTAGACGAAATTAGCCGAGTTTTTAGACGAACTTAGACGAACCGCGATCAAGCGGCGGCAACTACTAAGAAAAATTTAGCAGTTGGGGTACGAACTGTACTCCTACTGGCGAACTCAACCAAAAAAGTGGGGCAGTGTACTTCTAAGTGTACTTCGAGTGTATTCAGTCGCTATGACGCAACAA